GCATCAAGATTAGCGACATAGGATGCAGTCTCAAGCGGCATACTCAGTCCCCGCTGTAGAAGTTGAACGATCCGCTGCGAAGGCCGAGATCGGTTCGGAGCGTTGCGCCGCCTACATGATCGACGCTGCGGGCATTTGTGAGCGCGGCCTGGTACTTTTGTTCAGCGCCCTGCGCCAGCGCAACATCCCGGATGAACATCGCTGCCTCATGACAAGCACCCCACAAATACAGCGCCGGGAAACGCTTAAGAATAACGTTTGTCGGGTTTGTGTCCGATAGCGGATCAATTGTGTTCTGATAGAAATAGTCGACGGTATACGCGCCGTTCGGGGTTGGGTGCAGCACCAGATAGGCGCCATCGAACGCGATGAAATTAGGAAGGCTTGTATATTGCTCGAACGCGTATTTTTGGGCAAGAACCCGAGCCGGGACGATTTGCATCGGAGTAGATGCCGGCTCTTTTCTACGAGCATACTCTACCTTAATCATCCCGGACGGTGCGGCATACGTGCGCTGCCCGGATGTAGTAACCAGTTGCGCCTCAGACCGCAGCAATGCTATATCGCTAATGTCCTGACTCAGACGCGATTCAGTGAGGGCGATGAAGTCAGGGATGCGAGCACTCAAATCCGAGCGGTGCATCCAGTCGGCAATCGCATCCTTCAAGTCTGAATACGTCGAGATCATTTGCGGCCGCCTCTGGTTGCCCGTTTTTTCGTGCCGCCATTATCGCCTATCTTCCGCTCGTTGAGCGAAATGTAGCCGCTTCCGACATATGTCTTTTCTTCCTCGGTGTCGTAAATGATTACGAAATCCGAGTAGTCATCCCACGTCTTTTGCCTGAACAGCACTTTTGGGTACTCTTGCATCTGCACCATAGATGGAAAACCCGGCCCACATTAGGGGCCGGGTATCACCTCATCAGTTAGACAAGATTCGGCAGGCAAGCTGCGGGCGGATCGTTTTATAGCCGTACAGCACATCAATACGACACGGCAAGTTGTCGTTGTTGATGTCGTAGGCACGGACGATCCGCATGCTGATGCCGTCGTAGACCTCACGAGCCGCAAAGTCGACACCCTTCGGCATAATCAGGTCGGCAGTGGCGAACGCGAACGCGTCTTGGTGGAACACAACAGAAGGCTTGTAGACAGCGCTTGCGCCGCCGATCTTGCTCACCGCCGCGCTGTTCGGGATGCCCGATGCCGTGACGTTTTGCATACCGCCCGACGTGTAAACAGCCGGGGAGATCGAGATCGTACCAGCGCCACCGGCGTAGTCCGCCGTCACAACGAACTGTTGCAGCACGCCTGTATCCGCCTTCGTCTCAGGGTGTACACGGTTGCAGCCCGCGAAGGTGATGATGTCGCCTTTCTTGAACGTGGTGGTGCCACTAGCAAGCGTTACGGTCGTAGAGCCGTTTGCCGTAACCGCACCGTTCACGGTGTAGCCAGTAGAAGCCGCAGACGTGCCAGTCGTTTGAGTCGGAATCAGGGTGTTTTCGTAGAAGTCAAACCCTGCCGACCGGCCCATTTTGCCCTCGCGGTATTGCTTGGCGACCTCGTTGCCGTCTTGGAACAGCCCTTTGAGGGTGTCAACAAGGTCAACGTTGTCCTGCGTGTTAAGCAAGGCAGCGCGATTGTTGTCCATCGGGGCCAGGTTGTCGTTGAGCACCTTGCGACCAGTCAGAATCTGCCGCAGCGCAATTGAAGAGCCGATATTGTTGACGTTGTTGTAAACGTCAAGGAACATCGACATTGCGTCCGACTCGATATTGGCCGCCAAGACAGCCATTGCAGGCTCAAGAATCCGCTGGCTGAAGTCGTCAAGGTTCAACGTCAATTCTGCAGAACTGAAGTTGACGTCAACTCCTTTTTGCGTCCCGACAGTCAGCGGCACTTGGTTTTCCGTCGTGTCTTGTGCCGAGAGCGTCTTGCCCGTGCGAACCGTGTATTGGTTCGGCAGGCGAATCTTCATCGTGTCGCCGATCTTTGCGCCAGTTTTGGCGAAAGAGTCGTCATATTGACGATTGATGTTTCCAACGAAGTTAAGTTTTTGATGAAGCACGCGCAAAGCTTCGCGCGTGATCATCTGAGGAGTGAGAATTGTATTAGCCATGATTGATTACCGTCCTTTCGATTTCCGAAGTTGTTCGCTACGCGCCTTCATCCAATCATTGATTGGCATCGAGTTCATATCACGGCGGGCAGGTGCATTTGTGCCCCCGACCTTTGTGACCGGCTTCGCCGCCTGATTGGATTGGGCGCTTCCCTGTTGCTTTTTAAGCAACTGTGCGCCGACCATCGCGTTATGCAAGACCTTGACAATGCGCGGGTCTACGATCTGCGCTAGCTCCTGCGGCTGAAATCCGTATTCCTTGGCCGCAAACTCATTGATCTGCTTCGCTACGTCCGGCCCCCAATTGGGGATTTCGCGCTTCAGAACCGCATGGCCTTCTTCGAGCCGCTTGACAATTTCTTGCTGCGTCTCGAAAGCTCGCTGCTGCTCCATTTGTTGCACTCTGGTTGCAACTTGTTGCCGCGCGTCTTTAAGCTGTGCGTATTGCATCCACAGCTTTTGGGCTTGCACCGGGTCGGCATCGCTCAGTTGCTGCCAGTTGATCTGATCGAACTGTTGCAATTGCTGGTCGATTGCCGTGACCGTTGCAAGCGCCTGCACTTGTTCAGCATTTGCTTGCTGAAACCGCGCTTTCTCAGCTTCCGCTGTACGGCGTAGCTCCGCAAGCTCCTGCGTCTTGCGCGTGTAGTCCGCCTGCATCATCAAAGCGCCTTTCAGCGCCTTTGGCACGCGGTACTTTTTGCCGTCTACATCGACCTCTTCCTCTTCCTCATCCGGCTGATTGGCTTGGCCGTCTTGCGGCTGCTCATCCTCTGGAGATTCTTCGGAAATGGTCTGATTTTCGTCGGCTTGTGCGACTTCATCCGGCAATTCGTCGGATTCCGGCTGATTGGTCGCGGTTGATTCATTCATGGATCACTCCTGGTGCGGTTGGTGACATAAAAAAGTTGCCTTCTGGCTGCTCGGGCTGAATCGGGGGCGCGACAGGCAAAATGTCAGGAGACGATAGCACCTGCTGCACCGTTTGCAATACAAGGGCTTGCACTTCCTGTGGATTCATACCTGATTGAACAGCCTTTAGGCGTTGCGTTTCTGCATTGTATGCGTCGATCTCGATTTTGCGCAACTCAAGTGCTGTTTTCTCTTTTGCTTCCTGAAGCTGCTGCTGCAAATCTTGCGCCTGTTGCTGAAGTTGCTGGATTTGTTGGCCGGCCTGCTGTTGCAGTTGTTGCATCTGTTGCTGCGCCTGCTGTTGCGCCTGATCCTGCATTTGCCCCTGCCCTTGGATTTGAGCAGGTAGCATGGCCTTAAACCGTGCCGCGATTTCTTCAGCATCCGGCCAATCGAGGCTCTTAACTAGCAAGTCGCCGATCAACGGGGCCGCTGGCGGGTAGGCTCTCAGCAATTCTGACATTTGCGCCGCGATTTCCTCTCGCCGGGTAGCAAACGACGGGCCGGCCTCCACCACTACGTCATAGCGCCCGACCGAAAGGTCATAGATACGCGACACGGCCTGCTGAGTCTCATCCAGCTCTTCCTGTGGTGACTCTGCGCCTACTGTGAGCGGCTGATTTACTGGCACCTTGGACACGCTACCATCCTCGCCAAGCACTCGCAAGATACGCGGCCCGGAATATACATGCGGGATCAGATCGACCACCACGCGGCCAAGGTGCCGAATGGCCCTCGTCATGTTGTCGAGGAAGTGGAAATTCGTCAGGCTGCTTTGCATCTTCCTGGCATTGATGGCAATGCCGGATGTTTCATTGCTGCGCTGGCCTAGAGACGGGTCGAAGATGCCCATGATGGCCTTCATGTCGTCGCTCGCGGCCAATGCCTCGCTCATTGCCCCAGCCGCGCCACCGGTGTCGAGCGGCTGACGCTGCGGCGGGGTCGGGCCGTCATACTCTACGTAGGGGTGAGACGTGGTGTTAATCGTCGCCCATTTGGCACCATCCGTTGCGAAAGCTCCACGCGGACCGATGAATGGCACGCGTGGGGCCAGCGCCACCAGTTCCGTGCTCGTAGTGCGCCAATAGTTGAACATCCGTTGAGCGTCTTTGGAGTCACGGATTAGGCTTCGCCAATAGCGTTTGCCCTCTACGTTAATATCATCCCCATAGACAGGAACGATCGGGATGTAGATGCCGGGCCAATCGTTTTCTTCTAGCACTTCCGCGCCAGTTATGACGCGCTGTTTTACCTTCCACGATTTCGTCTCTCTATCGCCGCGAACCGTAATGCCTAGCAGGTCGAAATAGTCTTTGGCTTTGCTGTATTGATCGGCATCGAGAATAGAGCCATCCGAAAGCTGTACGATCTTTC